CAAGGAAATCTTTTTATAAACTTAATGAAAAATAAATTTACACCATTTAGTTCTGATATGAAATGGGCTCATGAAAAAGCTTTAGAGGAACGAAGAACAAAAGGTTTACCAAATCCTTTAGATGGTAACGCAAAAATTTTATCTCTTATGGAAATGGTTATGAATAAAGGACAATATTTAAATCAACCTTTTGTTATTGATGCAGAAAAATGGATACCTAAAAAGAAAAAAGCAATAGGAGATCAATCTAATATTCAAACACCTCCTTTAGGAGAGACTCCAATGCCAGTAGTAAATAATACACAGATGGCAAGCGTAAAAGACCCACAAACTAACTTGACAAGAACAGAAGAAGCGCTACTATCTCCAAGTGAAAAAATAATTGCGGGGAGAACTTAATGGCTAAGAACGCATTACAAAAAATTGAAGAACATGAGAAGCTCTGCAGAATAATGCAGAAGCAAACTCATGATAAAATACATAAATTAGAAAATCAAATAAACCGCATAGAAAGCATCTTATTAGTGTCCACCGGTGCTTTGATTACTGGTATGGGGTATGTTATATTTACTTTAATCTTACAATAAAAAATCATGAATCTTTCTCGTAACTTCAGTCTTCACGAATTAATTAAATCGGATACAGCAATCCGTAAAGGGATTGATAACAACCCTAACCCAGATCAAATAGATAAATTAAAAGTATTGTGCGAAAAAATTTTACAGCCAGTACGTGATCATTTTGGTAGAGTCAAGGTGACTAGCTGTTTCCGTAGTCCAGAGTTATGCCAAGCTATTGGTAGTTCAGTCAATTCACAACATGCAAAAGCTGAGGCCGCCGATTTCGAAGTGGTAGGAACTGACAACGCTGAACTAGCTGATTGGATTTATAAAAATTTAGAAACAGATCAATTGATCCTCGAGTTCTACAAACCAGGCGAACCCAATTCGGGCTGGATTCACGCAAGCTATGTAGAAGAAGGTAGACGTGCACAATTTATGCATGCTTACCGTGACCTCAGTGGAAAAGTAAAATACAAACCGGTAATTGGAAGCGCTAGAAACCTAATTTAAAATTCTGGGCGCGCTCACACATATATCCTATTAAATCCATGACTTCAACTCTTCTCCTAAAACTTCTGATGCTATGTTTATTTTTTTACGGAGAGATTTTACGATTTTTTCGTCTACGGTATCATCGCAAATCAAATCGACATAAGTTACAGATTTTTGTTGTCCAATTCTGTGTGCTCTGTCTTCTGACTGTAATCTTTTTTCGAGGTCATATCCGTTAGAATAGTAAATTACGGTGTTTGCAGCCGTCAAAGTAATCCCATAGCCGCCCGTAGCTGGCGTTCCAACGATAAACCGACACTTAGGGTCGGACTGAAATTTTTTAATATTACCTTGTCTTTGATCTTGAGGAGTTAACCCATAATAGTCTACAATGGAACCCGGACCATGGACCTTGATTACTTCTTTAATTATAGCAGTTATATCGTATTGGTAGTGGGCCCAAATAATAGCTTTGCCTTCTGTTTCTTCTAATACATCCATTAATTCAGTAATTCTATTATTCTTAATGGGCTGAGTCATTCCATCATCCGAAGTAAAATGACCACAAGTAATTTGCTGTAATCGCATTAATTGAGTTAAAGCATTTACCGTAGTAACTTTTTTACCATTTAAAATAGCTAAAGCTTCTTTTTTCATCTGATCATAAACTTTTAATTGGTCAGGACTTAACTTAATATTTCTTTTCATAAAAATTTTATCAGGTAAGTCTAAGCAGTCTTCCTTAAGAACTCTATAAGAAAAAGGTTTTAATTTATTAGATAATTCTCCTAAATTTCTAAAACCAGAAACTAATTGAATTTTTCGCCCTGCAATATTAGCAGTTTTCATAATGGCATATCTCATTCTAAATGAGTAATAAGACTCATGATTTAAATGGAAAGGATCTAAAAAATAACATTGACTAAACAAATCTAGAGGATTTTTAGTAACCGGAGAACCGGTCATAATTCTTCTGTATTTAGTTAAAGGTGTTAAAGATAAAATATTTTTAGTTCTTTTTGCTGTAGGAGTTTTAATTGTTGTGCTTTCATCAATAGCCATTAACGCTCGATGAGAATTTAAAAATTTCATGGCAAAATCTCTACCTTTAGTTGTACTAAAAGCTTCTACATTCATAATTAAAATATGGAGATCTTCTCCAAGAGCAAATAAAGTATTAAGTTTTTCTTGTTGTTTTTTAGTTATATTAGGTTGCCACAATACGGTCACATTATTAATATGATTAGGTAAATGAGTTGGTATTTCTTGATTATGCCAAGTTCCAATAACTCCTTTAGGAGCCACAATTAAGGCACCATTAATTTTGCCTTTATCATAAAGCATCGCTACATTATCAATTAATACTTTAGTTTTACCTGTACCCATTTCCATAAAATAGGCATAAGTTTCTCTGTTCCAAGATTTGTCTAACGCAGTTAATTGATGTGCGTAAGGTTTTGTTTTAAATTTATAGTTCATGTTTTTTTCTACTTTCTAGTTGACAATATAATATTAAAGACCTATATTGTCAAGCATGAAAGAAAAAAAGTTACAGTACAATGAAATAACTAAAGATAAACCTTCAACGGTTTATGTAATTCAAGAAATTCCGGGAACTAAAGAAGGTAGACCAAAAATAAATATTATGGGTGCTGCAAGTTATGGAACGTTTAAATTTTTACTTCCAGAACTTTCACAAATAATTTTTTCACCTGGTCCTTTAATTTTTAAATTAAGAAAAGAGTTAGCGGGATACAGACAGAAAGATTATTTACTATTAACTGGTGATCCAGCTATTATAGGGGTTGCCTGTTCGATCGTGTCTGACATAACTAATGGAAAATTTAATTTATTAAAGTGGGATAAACAAGAACGAAAGTATTATTCTATTGAAATAGATTTATATGAGAAAGGAAAAATAAATGAGTAATCAAAGAAGAGAAATACATCTTAAAAGAACAACTGCAGGAAATTTTGTAGTTTCAAAATTAATAAATGTTCCACCAGGAGTAGAAGTGGGTGAAAACATTATTAGTATTGAAGCTCCAATGGATGAAAGTTTTGTACAATATTTATTTGTAGAGTTACCTAAAATGCAAATTGATTTAGTGGTGGAGATGTAAAATGGGAATAGATTTTGAACAAGACCAACAACAGGTCATTAAAAAAACTGACAACATACAATCTTTAGCAGATCAAGTAGAAAGATTGGAATCAATGCAAAAACAAGTTGAGATACAAGAAGAAGCATTGAAAGAAAAGAAAAAACAAATTGAACATATATCAGGAGAAGTTATTCCAACTATGATGAGCGAAATGGGTTTATCTCATTTAAAACTTATGGATGGTTCTTCTGTAGATGTTAAACCAAATTATAGCGCAACTATTACTGTCGCAAACAGGGAAGCTGCGTTTAACTGGCTTCGTAACAATGGACTAGGAGATATAATCAAAAATGAGATATCCGTATCTTTTGGTCGTAACGAGGATAACAAGGCGGCTGATTATGCCGAACTTGCAAAGGGTCACGGGTTCGAACCGACACAAAAGTTGAAGGTAGAGCCTATGACTCTTAAAGCGCTAGTCCGTGAGCGTCTAGAGGCAGGTAAAGAAATGCCAACGGAAATTTTCAACATCTTTGTTGGAAATAAAACAACAATAAAAAGGAAACAATAAATATGAACCAAGAAACAAGTGGTAGTGGACCAGGACCGGGAAACACTATAATAAAGAAAGAAGCAGGTGCATTGTCTACGAATTTATTCGAGGCTGATGCAAATGCTGGCTCTCAGAATATGACGCAAGAAGATCTTGCTTTACCATTTCTGAAAGTCTTAGGACAATTATCTCCTGAAGTTAATAAGAGAGATGGGAAATATGTTGAAGGTGCAGAACCAGGCATGATTCTCAATACTGTCACAAATGAAATTTATGACGGTGCCAAGGGGATAAATGTATTGCCAGTTTTCTACGAAAGAAAATACGTAGAATGGGCAGATAGAGGTGAGGGTAGAGGTGCTCCAGTAGCTATCCATAACGCTGATAGTGATATTGTGAGTACAACCACAAGAGATAAATCATTTAAAGATAGATTACCAAACGGTAATTATCTTGAGAACACTGCAAATCATTTTGTAGTAGTCTTAGGTGATAATCCACAGACAGCTTTGATTTCTATGAAAGCGACTCAATTAAAAATTAGTCGTAAGTGGAATTCAATTATGATGGGGATTAAGATGCCAGGCAAAAATGGTTTATTCACACCGCCAACTTACAGCCACATTTATAATCTAAAAACTGTTCAAATGTCGAATGACAAAGGAACATGGTTTGGATGGGAAGTGTCTAAAGTAGGTCCCGTTACAGATAAAAATGTGTATGGTGTTGCAAAAGGCTTTGCTGAAAGATTAGGCAAAGGTGAGGTGCAAGTCAAACACGGTAACGAAGACAAACAGGATACTCCATACTAATTCCTAGGAGTCGGGCGGCGAAGCGAGAGTGGATCCGCCCGTCACAAATATTTATGAATCGGTTTAAAGAAATATTTACGGGATTGGAACGTGCTCACGGAGTGACCTTCGTAGACAAGAAGGGTGTCGACGGAGAAAAGATTAAAGGCAAATCTTTTGTAAAAAGAGAACCTGTCACAGATAATATGTGGCTTTCTCATTTACAAGGTAGAGAACCAAGTTTAGGAATTATTCCAATTAATGATGAAAACAAATGCATATGGGGATGTATAGATATAGACTCTTATGCTGGTTTTGATCACCAAAAATTAATCAATAAAATAAAATTATTAAAATTACCGCTCGTGGTATTCAGGTCTAAAAGTGGTGGAGCACATGTATTTTGTTTCACCACCGTTCCTGTTACAGCGCAGTTAATGAGGGATAAACTTTTATCTGTTAGTGCCGTATTAGGATATGGCGGCTCTGAAGTTTTTCCTAAACAAGTAGAACTAAAATCAGAAGAAGATACAGGAAACTTTTTAAATTTACCTTACTTTAATGGAGACAACACAACAAGATATGCATTTCGAGAAAGTGGTGATGGGGCTACCATGGAAGACTTTTATGAGTTATACGAAAGAAATAAATTAACTCCAGAAAAATTAGAAACCTTAGAAATTAAAAGACCTTTATCTGAATTTAGTGATGGACCTCCTTGTATAGAATCATTAACACAAACAAAATTAAATGATGGAAGAGATCGTGTAATATATCAATACATACAATATGCAAAAAGAAAATGGCCAGAAGATTGGCACAACAGAATTAATCAATTTAATTACAAATATTTTGAAAATCCTTTAGACGATAAAACAATTCAAGATAAAATAAAATTTCATGCTAAAAAAGATTTAGGTTTTAAATGTAATGAAGAACCTATGTGTAATCATTGTGATAAAAAATTATGTAGAAGTAGACAATTTGGAATTGGAGGAGAATCAATTTTTCCTGAACTAAGTGATTTACAAAAAGTAGAGTTAGACGAACCATACTATTGGGTTAATGTAGATGGAGAACGAGTTAAATTAGACAATATAGATTGTCTTATGGATCAAAGATTATTTAGAAGAACTGTTACAAAACAAATAAATAAAAAACCATCTAGAATTAAACAAAATGAATTTGATAAATATGTAGATCTTTTATTAGCTGGTGTAGAAATTGTTAAAGCACCACAAGGGTCATCTATTTTAGATCAACTCCAAGATCATTTAGAAGAATTTTGTACTAATAGAACCGCTAAAAGCACAACCAAAGAAGATATATTAAGAGGAAATGTTTGGACCAATGAAGGAAAACATCATTTTATTTTTAGTAAATTTTTTCATGGATACTTACAAAGAAAAAAATGGGGAGAAAAAGCTCAGCCTACACAACAAATGTTAAAAGAACATTGTGATTGTAAAGATGATAGATTAATTATAGGTAAGAAAAGACCTAGTGTAATGATTGTAAATGCATTTGAAAGACCAGAACATAATTATACACAGAAAAAACTAAAAGAGGAGGCACCTTTTTAATGAAATTTACTAAAGAATATAGAAAAATATGGAACGCACAATATTATTTAAAAAACAAAGAAAGAATTTCAAAAAAACATAAAGAGTATCATGAAAAAAATAAAGAAAAACAAAATGCTAGATCTAGACAATATTATTTAGAAAATAAAGAAAAACTAAATCAAAAGGGTAAAGAATATTATTACAAAAATTGGAATAAAGTACAAGAGTGGCACCGAAAATATAAGGAAAACAACGAAGAAAAATTAAAAAAACATTATTATAGTGAGTCCAATCAAAAAAGATTAAAAGAATACAGAGAAAAAAATAAAGAAAGAGCTCAAAAATTACGACAAAAACGAGATAAAAAAAATAGAAAAAAATTAAATAAATACACAAGAGATAGAAAAAAAACTAATCCTAGTATTAGAATAAGACATCAATTATCAAATAGACTGTGGAGTGCTTTAAAAAGAAACAATCTTTATCAAAATAAATGTGCATCTACTATGCAACTTGTTGGATGTACTATTGAAGAATTATGGAAACATTTAGAATCTAGTTCATCTTGGGAGCCGTGGATGACACGGGAAAATTATGGTAAAGGGGGTTGGGATGTTGATCACATATTACCGTGCGCTTCTTTTGATTTAAAATGTCCAGTTCAACAATTAGCTTGTTTTCATTGGAGTAATCTTCAACCATTAGAACATATTAAAAATGTAAAAAAAGGAAGTAAAATTTTATGAAAACAATTGTATTAGGACCTCCAGGAACTGGGAAGACTCACACACTTTTAAATAAAGTAGATGATTATTTAAAAGAAACTGATCCAGACAAGGTGGGTTACTTTGCCTTTACAAAGAAAGCAGCAAACGAAGCAAAAGAAAGAGCAATGGATAAATTTAATTTAAGCGAAGATGATCTTCCATATTTTAGAACTCTACACTCGCTCGCTTTTAGAAGGTTAGGAATTAACAAAGAAAATGTAATGCAACGTAGACATTATGAAGACTTAGGACAAAAAATAAATTTGCCTTTGGATTATAATGACTATGATGAAGAAGAAACTGGATTGTTCACCACTAAAAGTGATTACTTAAGAATTATAAATTTAGCTAAATTAAGAAACATTACCATTGATCAACAATTTAATTTGGGAGAACATAATCAAGATGTGGAATATGATAAACTTAACATAATAGCTAATGAACTAGACAGATATAAAAAAGAATATAACCTAATAGATTTTAATGACATGATACTAGACTTTGTTAAGTCAGATAAATCTCCTAGATTTGATGTAGTATTTATAGATGAAGCTCAAGATTTATCTAGAATGCAGTGGGATATGGTTAATCATTTTAATACACAAGATTCTTTTATTGCAGGTGATGACGACCAGGCTATCTTTAGATGGGCTGGTGCAGACGTTGATTCTTTTATTACTCAAACAGGGAAGATGTTACATCTTACGCAATCAATGAGAATACCTAAAAAAGTTCACGACTTTGCTATGAAAATTATAGAGAGAGTTTCAAACAGAATTTATAAAGAATGGAAACCTAAGACAGTAGAAGGATCTGTTAGAATGTATGAATCATTTGAAGATGTGGACTTAAGTAAAGGAGAATGGATGGTTTTAACTCGAACTAGGCATATGTTAGAAGCAATAGAAGAGACATTAACAACTAAAGGATTATATTTTGAAAATAAATTTAAAAAATCTTTTGAAAAAGATATTCAAGACGCAGCTATTGATTGGCATAATTTATTAAAAGGACAATTATTAAACTATCGACAATTAGAAAATATATCTAAATACATGGGGCCAAGTCATTGGCATAAGAAAAAAATGAAAGGAATGGTTAAGGAAGCTTTTTATGGAATAGATCAATTAGTTAAAGATTATGGACTTCAAATTAAATTAAATTGGTTTGAAGCATTTAATGACTGTTCAACAGATAGAAAAGAGTATATAAGAGCTATGAGAAGAAATGGAGAAAGCTTGAAAGAAAATCCTCGAATACAATTATCAACTATACATAGTGTTAAGGGTGGTGAAAAACAAAATGTAGTTTTATTAACTGATCTTACGCATAATACAAATAAAGCTTACGAAAAAAATCCTGACGATGAGAACAGATTATTTTATGTAGGTGCCACGAGAACAAAAGAAAATTTACATGTTATTCAACCAAAAGATGATTACAAAAGTTTTCAAATTGGAGATCTATGATACATCCCTACGCTACAAGTAGAAAACGAGCAAGAAAAAAATGGAGACAAAGTCCTAAAGGCAAAGCATGGGACAAAGCTTATAATCAAAGACCAGAAGTTAAGGCTAGAAGAAAAGAACTTTATATTCAAAAAATAATTAAGGAATCACAAAATGACTTCAACAGTTTGGGATAAACAACACGGAGGATCACATTATAAAAATTTTAAAATTCAACCCAGTAAATTTGTGGTTGAAAATGAGTTGCTCTTCCCAGAAGGCTGTGCTATAAAATATATCTGTCGTCACAGACTAAAAGGAAAGAAGGAAGATATATTAAAAGCGATACACTTTTTAGAAATGATACTTGAAAGAGATTATAAAGAAATAGAGAAACCAAAAGAAAATAAACCAGAAGATAAAGATAACTCCTGGGGTATAATTACTAAATGATACAAAAACCTTTATTTTCACCACAAGTAGAGTGGACTCCACCAGATGAATTTCCAGACTTATCCAAATATGATGAGATTGCAATTGACTTAGAAACTAAAGACCCAGAACTTATGAAGATGGGATCAGGTTCAGTTACTGGTAGAGGAGATGTTACAGGAATAGCTGTAGCTGTACATGGATGGTCAGGTTATTATCCAATTGCACATGAAGGTGGTGGTAACATGGATCGTAAAAAAGTTTTAAAATGGTTTCAAGGTGTACTAGACACACCTGCAGATAAAATATTTCACAACGCCATGTATGACGTGTGTTGGATACGCGCGTTAGGTTTAAGTATTAACGGTCTTATTGTAGACACGATGATTGCATCGGCCCTTGTTGATGAAAATCAAATGCGTTATGACTTAAACAACTGTTCAAAACGATACACTGGAAAAGGAA